TGTTTGTGTGCTTGTGACGTTTGCCAAGGTTCGTGATGATAGGTTTGTATAAGCAATCTCTGTAATATTTGCCAATACTCCATTACCGTCTGCACTTGCATCTGTGCCTGATGTTGGGTCTGTGTTAGATAACGCAACTTTAAACGTGTCAGCGTTCATATCCATTGCGTTTGCTAAGTTGACCACAAAGTCATTTACTTTAGTAAAACTTGCCATTATGCATAACTCCTAATTTTTATTCTACGACCAGAACCTGACGATCTAGCACGCTCTCCTTCGAAATTTATAGCAGAAATTGCTGCTTGATACAACGCTCCCCACACTTGCACTCTATTATCTTCCTGTAAATATGGCGCTGAGTGCAGCAAGCTACCATATAAAATTGCATCAGGATTATGTTCCAGAACCCAATTTGATTGCAGTGAAGAGCTCATGTGAGGGATTGCTTCGTAATAAACCAACTCTAAAACATAATCAGCATCTGGCGTAGGATAAACCTCAAAAGCCCCATCAACTATCGCATAATACTGAGGGCGTCCTGTTGTATCTGAATTTTCTTGCCTGATTTTTGCTAATTCTAACGGGCCCATCAATTCTAAAATATGGCTTTCATTAGCTGGTATTGTAATTCTAATGGGCTCAACAAAATTAGCTGGTAACGCTGTATACTGACTATCAACTGTAGCAATAACTCTATCTTCCATACGCCAATGCCTTGCATCGCGGTTAATTTGAGTTTCTGCCATCGTAATAAAATCAGGTATCTGCGCCGTTAAATCATCACGATTTAAAGTATCTGCTATGGAAGCTTTGAGCTCGTCGTAAGTCGTTAGTGCCATCTATCTGCCCCTGTCACTTAATAAACCTAAATTTCTTCTTTGAAGGGACGTCAAGTTTTCATACTCGTCTAACGCACCTCGTAGGCGGCTGGAGATAGGTGATCCACCACCAGACTGTACAGCCCCTGTATTTCCTCGTCGGTTATTTTGTCCAGAGGTTTCCTGTCCATCAGGCGATCTAGCGCCTTGTCTAGATGTACCTCTTGCCTTGGCGACAACGCCTCTAGTTGTTCCTGACCCAAAGCCCTCGAAACCTTTTTCGAAAACTCGTTGACTTGCATTTCTTCGTTGTTCATCTGTTCCCTTCCATTTCATCAAAACAACGTCTGGAAAGCCTTGACTTTCGTCCCAACCCTCAGACCGCCATTGGCGTAGTAAATCGTCGTAAGCATCCTGCCCACGATCTTGAATATAAAATTCTTTGCTGAATGGTACACGTTTTATCTCTTCAAATCCATACCCACCGTACAAATTATTTAAAAAACCGTCTGGGTGTGCTTTTGAGGGCACTGCAAACGCATTTAGCACTGTAGCCCCATCTTCTATGGCTTTTCCTAGTATAGATGGCCCAGCAATGCCCTTTGCGCCTCTTTCATTGTTAATTACTCCCACCAAATCAACCTCATTGGGCCCAAGCTCTGGAATAGGTTTCCCGTCGTTCATCCACGTATAATCAGGGTTTTTCTTTAAACTGAAGTAAATATCACCGCCACCTAGCTGTTGTGTAACCAAATCACCTGACTTTTTCCCAGCATTTATGTCAGCCGCTGTATATGGCTCTAATGATGGGTAGGATGGGTTTCTTTTAAGAGCCCTTTCATAATCTACTGATGATACACCACCTTGATTTTTCGGCGTTAATGATGTTGACCACTGTCCATTAAGCGCGGCATCAATCATTTTGGCTTGTGAAGGATTTCGTAGAGCTTCTAAAGATACGGCCTCCTCAATGTTTCGAGCCTGATCCGCTGTAAATTCTTGTACAGGCAAAGTATTTCCAAAAGAATAATTTAATCTAGCCTGATCTAATTCACCGCTTTTTGTTCGCATTGTTGGCCTGTTGGCATATTCTGCTTCAAAGTCAGGATACATCAAACTTCTTGAAACTGGCCTGTTAAATCTAAACAATTGACCTTGTCTACCAAATCCATAATCGTATGAAGTGTGTTTTGGTATACCTTCAGCCTCTAAATCTATTATACCTCTTTCTCTATCTGGCCTAAAAAACAACATTGTATCGCCTTGATTTTGTCCAAAAAATTGCTGTTCCAATGTGTCATCTAAAACTCTTTGAAAGTTAGGCACTCCATACTTTTCCATCTTTGGTGCAGACATTTGTTTTGATATTGCCGCTCTTGCATCAAATGGTATCGATTCCATATAAGCTGCTAAATTTGGATTATCAAAACCAACAAAATCTTTTAATCTTTTGAGTTTATCTTGTTTTGTATTTTTTCCAAATTTTCTAATTTCTTCGTTAATTGCTTTAACATTTTCTGGCGACATTCTACCGCTTTTTACAAATGCTTCTATCTCCCCTAAATATTCTTCTGCAACGGTCCTATTTGATTGGTGAGCTTGTTGACCCATTGCCGTAACACCAATGAAATCTGCATCTTTTCCAAGCTTAGTCGTAGCTTTTCCTTCAGCATCAACCAACCAAGCAATATCTCGATTGTAGTAAGGTTCTTGTAATGGAAACAAAATGCCGCCTTGCCTTTGTGTTTGTCTGGTATTACCAGCCGCTGTTGTCCCTGTTGATACAGTTCCTGCTGATAACAAATCCGCTGGAGTTGGCGTAAATGTTGCCCCGACTAAATCTTTGGGATCAACAACTTCAATATCCTCATAATCCATAACAAGAGGAAACTGATCCGACGGCACAGATGCACTTAGCGGTTTTGCTTCGTCAGCGCCACGTTGAAATATTTCTCCAAGCATTTCTGTATCAGCCGACGCAACACTTCTTGCAATACCTGTAGCATCAGCTACTGTTTTGCCAGCTTGCTCTTTAATTGCCTCAGTAGTTGGAGATCCACCAAGTAGACTTTCCATAGCCCCTGCTACTGGTGTTAGGTATCCCATTCTAGCAAGTACCGCTGGGGAAACTGCAAAAGCCATTTCCATACCCATGTCAGCCGCTGCACGAAGTCTAGCCTCTCTGGTTTGCTCTGGATCAAAAACAACTCTGCTTGATGTTACCGTATTTTGCATACCACGCACTGGGTTTGCTTCAGATACAAAACCAGCTAGAGCCCGTAGATTTGGCGGTATGAATTGCTCAATGTTATCGCCTATATATTCGTCTAGTAACTTCCTACGACGCTGCCCAGCTTCACGTGAAAAGAAATCTAATACAGCCATTACCACTTAACCTTGTTGGCCCAATATGCCGCTGACATTTTACCTTTTTTAATGTTTTTGGCGTGTCGTGCCTTGAATGATTTTGCACGTTTAGTCATTGTTTTATCGCCAGTTTTGCCTTGCTGACCAAACCTAATAGTCTTGATTTTGTCACCTTCCTTGGCAACAACAACGTGTGATTTTGTCGGGTGATTTGGTGTACGCTTGGGCTTATTGTAACCACTAACACCAGCCCGTTTTAATCGACTATCTTTTTTCTTTTCTGCCATTACGCGCCCATTAAGGTAGGTTGTGCATTCTGTCTGCGCCTCATTTCCTCACGAAGCATAGCAATCATTACCGCTGGGTCATCTGTTGTTGACATTACATCTCCCTGCAAAGAAATCGGTCCGTAGGGGCTAGGCACTTCCATCAATCCACGGCGCATATTTCCAACACCCATGTTTGCATCTACTGGATCTAAATTTGCTGGTGGTAATTCAACCATTCCAACTCTTGGAGTAGTTGGGACATAAGCATTTGATGGGTCCATGCCAAAGCTCATATTACTGTAGTTTCTTGGGGGCTCTGGAGTTGGAACATTAGTGGCTCTGGGAAGTTCTGGACGATTTTCCATCCCAGCTTGAGCATAAGTCCGTGGACGATTAAACCCATACGGAGCCACACCAGCCGCATTCAGCGCTGCGCTGTAAAGTCCTGCACCCTCAAAAAATTCACCAGAAGTATTTTTTCCACCGCCATCAAACATGTCAATAAATGCTGGGATATATTTACCAGTGTTCATATCATAGTAGCCAAACCTGTTGTCGTTCTGGCTGGCTAATATTCTTTTACGCTGTTCTTTGCTTGGACCACCTTCCCCGAAATCCATATCTTTACGAGAGCCCTTGCTACCACCGCCGTTATTCTGAACAGCTTTTGTTTCTGGGCTAGATGGCTTATAAGCAGCTTTCCTGTCCTCGTCAGGCTTTTTGAAAAGGTTGTCCAAAAACTTCATTTTTTCATACCGCCCTTTTTCTTACCGCCCTTTTTCTTTTTCTTTGGGGGTCTTCCTCTTTTACTTCCATAAGTACCTTTACCATGAGGCATCACGCTCTCCTTTTTTTGGGTTTCCAACTGATCCTAGCTGGACCAGTTTTCTTTTTAGCCATCCGCTTTGCCGTTGCCGACTTTGCTTGGCTTGCTGGCCTACATGCAGGATAACCACGCCGTTTGTCTTTTTTCCCACTTCGACCACATTTCTTGCCTGTCTTAACATCGCGCCAATCTTCCTTGAACCATTTTGTTAAGCCACCACCCCGTTTAGGCATAAGTACCGCCACGCTTTTTGTATTCACGCACCAACCATGCTGAACCATAAGCGCTGGGCCATGCCTTGAATTTTCGTTTACCCTCCGCTTTTACCCTAGCATATAACGCTGGGTTTTTCGGTTTGGGACCACTAGTTTTTTTGGATTTTGATTTTTTAGTTTTAGCAGCCATTCGTAAAATCTCCGAATAATTACCGCCACCCTAACACATTATGCAATGCCACGCAAATTCCTTCTTATGGGCTCACCCCAATCCTCTTGCTTCCTGTAGCCAATTGCTAGGTATCGAAAGCTATCTGCGCTATGAGAAGTCCAATCGTGAAGTGGACGGCCTCTCCAAGTTTTGTTTTTTTCATCGAAATCTCTACGGTACTGACGCAGTGCTTCAATGCCTCTTTCACACTTTTCCTCATCAAACCAGCATCGAGGTATCATGGTCCTGACTTGCTGTATTCCATCCTCAATGTTTAGCTTTGGCGCTATTTCGATATTACGAATACCAAGATCATCTAACACCTCTAATCTGCTTCTACCTGTCCCAAGCTCTTTAACTTGCACGTCATGGGGCAGAATGTGTTGCTCGTAATGATAACCTTTATCCAACAAAACTTTTGCATAATGATCTAAACCAACACCGCTGTTTTCGTAGTGATCTATTATTCTAACCTCACCACCCGAATGAAACTGGGCAAAAAATATCGACGTACTGTCACCAATTCCTAAATCCCATGAGGTGATAACTGACATGGCTGGATCATATGGAACCTTCGTTATTCTACCCTCATCCCTAGCCAGCTTCATTTCTACAGCGTAGTAAGCTCCAGCTATAGCACTATCGAAGCTGCACTCAAACTCAGCCTCGTAACGGTCCACACCCATTGTGCGTTTTGCTTCCTCTAATTCCTCTGGATCTAGAATATCTGTCTCTGATGCCTTGTACATTCGACTAAACCACTTGGGGTCATTCTTGGCACTCTCGTACATTTCATAAAATTCATTGCGGCCCTTGGGCGTACCAATGACTGTGATCCTGCCTTTGCGCTCTACTGTGGCTGGACGTATCACGCTGGGATATGCTGAGACAGGAAAGTCGGCAAACTCATCAAGCACCACGTGGTCAAAGTATAATCCTCTAAGTGCTAAAAAGTTATCGGCCCCAAACAACCTAAACCTTGCGCCGTTCGGAAAATCTATTCTGAGCTCTGAATGATTTACCTTGATAAATGGAATATCTCTGGTGTATTCCAGCGCATAATCCCAAGCGACTGCTTTTGCTTGACTGAGATACGGCGCTATGTAAGCCACTCTGACGTTCTTTTGATCTATCTCGAAGCAGGACTTAATCAAATCGTTTACAGCGGCTACTGTCTTACCAAAACGTCTATGAGCTACAATGATAGAAAACCGTTCGGTTCTGCTATGAAAATCTTTGAGATGTTCTCTGGGCTTGTAGGGATGCTCTATAACTTCCCAGTTATCATCTATTTTTGCCATTTGATAATAAACTTATGTTCGCCATCATCACCTGATCCAGCCAACTGAAGCGGTAACACTTTGCCCATTAATGACATGTAAGCTGACGGGTTCTCTTCTGCTTGGTGCTCTAGATAGCTAATGAGCCCATCTTTCCCAAACTTACTACCAGCCCGTTCAGCGGCCTCAAGTATAGCATCCTTCAGCAATTTGCTATTTTTATTCATAGCGCCTTTAGGTCTGCCCTTACCACGATTTCCCGTATTTTGGCCTATTTTATTCGTTTGTTCTTGTTCTGTACTCATATGTCCGTCCTTACAGGGTGCGTCGATATATATGTAACATAGCGTAAAAGATTGGCAAAAAAAAGCCCCCTAGAGTTAACAAATAAGAAAGGGAACACTCTAGAGGGCAAGTTAACAAGCGAACATGCAGGGAGGTGACATGTCCACCCTACATAGTATCCTAACATAATTTACACTTCTTTTAAATATGTCAAGCTCTCTTGATACGGCTGCAAGTCATCCTCTGTAATTAAACCTTTTCTTATCATTTTTTCAGCATGAGAGCCTTGCACATACTTTTCGCAAACAGGCTGATGATTTTTAATTCTGGCTGCATTTATTTTATATGGATCGGGCTCATATTTTTCTTGTCCCATTGGATGGACCAATAAATTAAACTCAGGACGTCTAGGTGCTATTGTCTTTGCTGCTTTGTTTAACTCTTTCGCGGTAGGCCATGACCTAGTTTCTAAATTATTAAACACTTCCAATTCAAATTCTGCAAACCAATCCACATAACCTCTGGATGGTCCAAGCTTTATTACCGAATTACAAAGAAACTCTGCTTCCTGTTTCATTGCCTCAGTGTTTCCAGCCACCGCTCTTGGAGCGTTTAACCTAGCCAGCATTTTCATAGTCAAATTTTTAAGCTCATCATTTCTCTGATTATTCATAACTCAACCCCATTTCATTTAAAATATTTTGCTGCATGTTTTGGACAGGTAAATCTATTTCATCATTCCATCGCTCTTGGTTCAACCAAGTAGTTGGATGTGGAATAAATCTTTTTTCTTGCCCGTCCATAGATTGAGCAAATTTTACTGTAGCTTCCATGAGCTCCTCTACATTCATCTGTTCACGTACTTTTGCAAACAATGGGGCTGCTTTAGCTTTACCAACCTTACGTGGATATATTCTCCACCATTTTTCAAAATCTTTAATAGTTTCATCAATATTTCTGACCACTACTATTTCATTCTTTCCAAGGTTTATATTTCCAAGGTTAGTGTCGCTTTTTGCAACAGGGGGGTATAGCATTTTGCCACTAGGGTCTCTCTCATTTTGCAACATGGGATCTTCCAGATGTAAAATGTAGTAATTTGATGTAAAACCACCATCATCCCGACGGCGACGTTTTACTGAAATCAAACCCTTAGTGGTTAGTGTGCCTATATGTCTGTGGACTGCGCTTTTGTCCATTTCGCAACATTTGGCTAATCTGCCTATGCTTGGGAAACAATCGCCTGTTTCTCCGTTGTGGTGGTCCGCTAACCAGTACAAAACTATTTTTGTTGCTGGTCTTAAATTTGGTTGCTTCATTGCTAAAGCCGTCATATAATGGCTCATGTGAAATCCTTTCTTTCGGTCTTTTGGTTTTTCACCTCTTAACACTGTTCAAGCCCCTCAGTTCTCGCTGGGGGGTTTTTTTATTCTACCCTTTTAAAGTAATCCGATAAAGCTTTAACTGTGTCGTAACGGACAAAATTATCTGCCTTACCGTCCCGTATTCGATACACTGTATGCCTAGACAATCCAGTAGAATGCCACACGGTTGCAGGGTCAACTCCTTTTAATTTGGTTCTTATATAATCTAAACTGTAGATCATATTGTCGTTCATTTTTTTCACCTTTTTTTAATTTATAGGTTGCATATACGATACTTACTTGCTATATGCAAGAGGTAAAGTGAGAAAAGAGGAAAACATGGTAAAACACAGACCACCAGCAATCGCTGTTAAAGTTGCTATCTCAGATGCAATCTTGAAGCATATGCTAGAGAAAGCAGAGAAGGGTGCACCATTGCAGGAAATGTTCCCAATGGATGCTAATAATGTAATCGGTGAGGCTATCAATAAAGCCTATGACGAATACGAGCAAAGTGAGCTTGCCAGATTAGAACGGGCTCAACAACAAATTTTAGATACATTGAAAGGGGTATCGAATGGGTAAACCACTACCAGAAAAATTAGCCAAGCTTATTAAAGAAGCTGGTTTAACTGAAAAACAAGCGACTTGGGATTGCCACGGAACACCCGTGGTTCTCCACAAAGCATGTGAAAAAATAGCAGCAATGCATGACATTGTTTTTGATGAACCAAAAGTTCTTGAAAGTAATGCAGAGAAAAAAATATGCGTTGTCATGGTTACAGGCCATAAGAAAGACAAATCAGAATGGTCCATTGGCGAAGCTGCACCTTACAACAACAAGAACACTTATCCGTTTGCTATGGCTGAGAAAAGAGCCAAGGATCGAGTGATCTTAAAATTGATGGGGCTCCACGGCGACGTATACAGCCAATCAGAAGCTGATGAGTTTCAAGAAGCTCAACCAAAGCCTCTGATGGAGTTGGACACTGCGGCTAGAGTAGATGCTGCCGTAGAATTTTATGAAACTTGTTCTGCTGAAAAATTTGAGGCAAATGAAAAGCGCTTTCAAAATTTATTGAATAGTAGAGATATTACTGAGCCGCAATTTCAAGCGGCTGTTGAGGCACACCAGAAAAGAAAATTGGAGTTAGGATTATGAAAGTTATTACAATATTCGGGCGTCTTACCAAAGACGGTGAAGTTCGTGAGACATCGAGAGGGAAGTTTGTTACCTTTTCTGTCGCGGTTAACGACGGCTATAAAGAAAATCAAACAACAATCTACTTCGACGTAGCTTATAATAAAGAAGGGATTGCGCCGTATTTAACAAAAGGCAAACAGGTTACTGTCCACGGAGATTTCAAAACCACTGTTCACAACGATAAAACTTATCTCAAAATCCAAGCTTACAAAGTTGAGTTGGGCGCTGGTGAAACTAGGCAACGTGATATGACTGTTGACGAGTTTGTTAAAAAAGATCGAGATGTAGGATTGCAAAATAGAATGGCTGAAGGACAGTCAGTAGCAGATGATCTAGGCGATGACGAAATCCCGTTCTAAAATCCAAGTTCAAATGAAGGACGGGGTTCTACACCCCGTTACTTTACACGATGCCCAACAGATTGAAGAATACAGCGACGGGACAGTGTTCAATGTAACTCGAACCGCTCATCGCTCAAACCCACATCACAATCTGTACTGGGCTACGCTGGCAAACGTCTGCAAAGCGACAGGACGCTGGCCTACATCTGCCCACCTACACAACGAGCTCAAGTGGGCATGTGGATACGTTAAGATGCGCTGGAACAGTTTGGCTGGTGCTCACATGAGAATGATTGATAGCATCAACTTTGATCAAATGGATCAAAAAGAGTTTCACGCATATTTTGATTTAGCTATGGAAAAACTAGCAGAGGCAATCGGGTATGACCCACTCACATAAAAAAAGATGGAGTTATACTACTTTTGTTGACCACGAAAATAACATGGTTTTTACACTCAATTTATTTGACGATAAAAGTTCGTCAGTAGTTGTTGATAAAATAATAAACGGCAAAGTAGACAGCAAAGTAATAGAAATTCCCCCAAAACCCAATATAAATGATTTGATAACCAAACATCAAGAATTGGCTAGGTTATGACCCACTCGAAATATGACGGCATATACAAGAAGGGTGACGAGCAGAGTGAGGAAGAGATCAGCGCCTATCTGGGGTACAGATGGCGGTGTGAAATGGTCAAGCAGGGTCACTATGACAAGTTTGATTATATCGCAAAACGAAACGACAAGATTTCAGCATTTGTAGAAATTAGGTGTCGATCTCATCCTTACGGCAAATTTCCTGACTGCTTTGTATCACTAACCAAAAAAATTAGGGCTGACGAATTGACCAGAGCTACAGGGCTCATGTGTTTTTTTGTTGTGGCTTGGGAAGATAGAATTGGCTACGTTAATCTTGACCAGCATTTTGATTTGACAAGAAGCGGTAAAAAATGGAGCCGTAGAGACAACCCAGAAATATCAGAGTTACTATGCAAAATACCAATAGAAAGTTTTGTTAAATTATGAGTAATTTGAGACAACTAAATCAAGATTGCCCAAAATGTGGGGCCGCACCAAATGAGGATTGCCGACATAGTAATAGTAAACGAAATACTATCAAAGCTATTATTGATAGCCAGCGAACACCTAAAGGTGGCTGGACAAAAGAAACTTTAGCACAATGGGATGTGCCTTGGCCCCCACCTAAAGGCTGGCGAATGAGGTTGATAAATGACGAATTTAACTGGACAAAAATTATACAAAAAAACAGAGAAGCCAAAAAAAAACAAAAAACACTTAGACTTAATTAGACAGATGCCATGCTGCGTCTGCAAAAAATTTGGGCTGGTACAGAGGAGCCCAACAACCGCTCACCATTGTATACACGACAGGTATGGCTCTCGCAAAACCAGCGATTATGATGCTGTGCCCCTCTGCGATGGACATCACCAAGCACTATGGGACAACTCGCAGGAAGTAGCAATACACAATAATAAGGCTAAATGGAGAGCTCTCTACGGGCCCGATTGGAGCTACGTCCAAGTAACGCAGATGTAGAGTAACGGCCCCTTATCTGGGTGACAGAAAACTTTTTGTGCATCTATGCTGGTTACCTGTTTGTCGTCCAAGATAATCCCGTCCATTCCTGAGATCCCATCTTTGGCTATCTTACAGATATTATCCAAATCAGGCTTAGAAACTGGCTTGAGAACACCGTATTCTGCCTCTAATCTTTTGATCTTATTCCACGACTTTGGAATGTCCATAAACGCTATGAGCTTGAGGTGAACAAACTTTCCCGTAGGTTTAAACTTGAGCTCTTGCATTTTGGCCCATGCAGCGGCCTGTATGCGGTTTTCGTACTCTTTTGTCTTGGGTGGTGTGTAAACGTGTCCAGCCCTCGTAAATCGCGGCCTACCCTTGCCAATAGGCTGACCTGAGATCTCAATCTCAACTTTTTTAAGTTCCTGCACAATACCGTCCTCAATTTTATTCAATGTTTTCAATGACTTACTCCCAGGGTCAGTGTTATTTCTTTTACCGTAAGTTTTTTTACTTTTTTTGTAAACAACTATTGACAAGTATCTTATCTGATACTATATTAATAATATAAGCAGAAAGGGAAAACAAATGGCAAATTTTTTAGTTTCATCATTAGACGGCAAACTATCACTACCAGTGAAAGCTAGTAACGCCAGAGAAGCTGCTATCGAGGCCATGAACACATGGGGCTCCAAGCTAAAGAGTAAAGTAGAGGTTAAAAATGTTAAGCTTGACCCATCACTAAATTTAATCAGAGCTCGTCAGGAATACACATGCGATTGCTGTGGAGCTAAAATCAACAAGGGAGATCATTACTACAGAAAAACCAAAACAATCGGCAACCCATCAAAGTCAACTTTTGACGGCGTGGGTATCACCCATCATGGGTTTCAATACACAATAGCTTTGTGTTCAACAGCATTTTGCGGAGAGAAATAATGGATAGAGAGGAAGTAGCAATCTTGATTATCTTTACATTTGTAATGGTCATTGCTGGCTTAAATATCGATCATTTTTTTGTAATTCAGTAAAAAAAATTTAAACTTTTTTATAAACAAGTGTTGACAAGTAGCTTAAAAGATACTATATATAATGTATAGAAAGCGAAAGGGAAACAAATGAGACAACTAGCAAACTGCAAAAAACAACTTACAGGCGACGATGGAATTACAAATTTCTGGGGCGTTGAAATTTTTGACGAGACTGAAGTTGATGCTGGTTTCAGACTTATCTGGGCTGGATGGGTCTACGATTTTGAAACACTTGAAGAGGCAAAAGATTTCATAAGAGCCGAAAAGAAACGTAAATAAAGTTAACAAGCAACAGGGGGGCTCTGCCCCCCAGAAAGGGGCCAACATGGCACAACTTCAAATCAAACCTGTCAACCACGGCAAAGTCAAAGCGGATAAAAACCGTTACTGTGGACCATCAGCAATCAGCGCTATCACTGGCATGACTACTGGTGAAGCCGCTCGGTTGATCCGACACGTAAGTGGCAAGCGAAAAGTCACTGGCACATCAACACGTAACATCCGTGAAGCTCTCAAAAGATGTAACGTGATTTCTGAGCCCCAAAATTTTGGGCTATCACTTCACCGTCGCACTGGCCCAACATTGGCTGGCTGGCTCAAGGCAACCGTCAAGGAGCGCACTGCCAATCGTGTATTCCTAATCGTGTCAGGCTGGCACTGGCAAGTTGTTCAAGGCAGACGAATTGTCTGTGGCATTCTGAAGGAGCCCACATCGGTCCGTGACAAACGTGCTCGGCGTCGGGCCCGTGTCGCTGAAGTCTATGAGCTATTCTGCTTTGGCAAGCTGGTCATACCAGAGGAAGCTCGTAAACCCAAACGTGTTCAACCTGAGTTTTATCGTGAGGCTCAGAAGCTTTGCAAAGAGCACGACATCGACATCGAAATCAACAGGCTCCATAATGGCGAAAGTCAGAAGTGGATTGGCTATGAGGACGTCGATGAAAACGGTGAGGACATCGACTTCACTGAGCTCGGCGTGATCGAATACCATTGCTGTTACGAGTGGTGGGAAGTGTGTGACGCAATCGAAAGCATTGCCCAATACAGAAGGGAGCATGGTTACAGGCAAGCAGCCTAATAGCTGGGGGAGAAATCCCCCACTAAATTTTTTTTATTTTTTTTGTATACAGGTGTTGACAAGTATCACATAAGATACTATATATAATGTATAGAAAGGGAAAAAAATGATTTTAAGAATGACTTCAATAGATTTCAACACTGCAAACATTGTCGTTGATTTTGGTGACGATTGCTACGGAGTGTATCACTCAGAAACTGGTTATGTTGGCGTTTACGCAAAAGACGAAGATGAGTTGTTACAGATCTCAGATAAGTTGATCAAAAATCCAAACAAAACTCCCGAAGAAATCGCAAGAGATATTTGGGGCAAATAAACAGGGGGGCTGAGCCCCCCAGAAAGGGAAAAAAATGGCTAGACCAACAATTATTGTAGACAACTGGGACGGAACAAAAGTCGAAGTAACTTTGCGAGAGTTTGTAAGTCGATGGACCAACCAAGTTGGAGATCTTTACGAGATAGCAATCGATGATGATGATCGTAAAAAAGCAACTTTTATCAAAGATACCGTTAAGGAAATGGCTATCGCAAAATTTTGGGAATTAAATCGCAAAGCTAGAAATAGCTAATTAACAGGGGGCTACGGCCCCCAGAAAGGACCGTACAATGCAGTTAGAGGAACAATATCGTTTACTACGTGAAATCAAAGATGAGATCTCTCGGCTCAATCAGGCCGCTGGAGAAACACGTTTCAACCCAGCATTAACATCTGAGCTAGGTGAGCTCATCGGTGACATGGACAAAGAGCTCTATGAGGAAAAAATAAAAGAAAATATTTACAAATATTCGTAAAAAAGTTATCGACAGGTGTTGACAAGTTGCTCGTAAGATACTATATATAATATATAGAAAGAAAGGGAAAAGAAATGACACTATATATCAAAGAGCACAAAGCAGCATTTGCCAAAGCGATTGTAAACCCAGAAAACATCAATCAGGACGGCAGCATCAACTGGAATTTCGTTGATAGTGACATCTGGCTAGACAGTAGTGAGCAAGGTTGGGAACCATCCAACGATTACATCAATCAAATGTTTGACGAATATCAAGCGAAATAATTAACAGGGGAGCTTCGGCTCCCCAGAAAGGGACATGGAAATGAAAAAGACATTCGATAATAAATGGCGCACCTCATGGGAGCTAGATGACGAAGGACACTGGATATTAGACCACGAAAAATGTGGAACAATAGACGGTAAGGCTTGGCATTTAGATCGTGACGAAGCACCCGAAACAAAAGAAGGTAAAAATACGGGTCATTGGTCTTTTGCTACAAAAAAAGAAGCTTTAACTTTTCATAGTTTGTTTCTTTTTGCAGAGCACGTCGCAAAGGAGCGTAACTAATGGAAAAGTTAATTGCACATGCAAGAAAGCAAAGCACCCAGACAATTAAGGGTGCTGTGCAAATGTTGGGTGGTGAACATCTGCCAACTGAAGAAACTATGGTTCGCGCAGCTTTGATTGAAGTGTTCATTGAGCGTGAAGGACCAGAGGCTGGTGATGCGTTAATGGATCAGATTGGACTGTAAAAAAATAAAAAAACTTCTAAACAGGTGTTGACAAGTATCGTAAAAGATACTAAGTTTATTATGTAGAAAGAAAGGGAAACCACATGATAAAACTAACTGAAAACGAAGCTCGAATAATATTCGAATGTGCAAAAATTGGTCTGGATAATTTGACTAATGGAGTAGTTGAAACAACAGAAGACAGACTTGATTTAATAAATGTTGAACAAGTTTTAAGATTTTGCCAAGCAACAACTTTCAAAGCACCTAATAAAACCTACGAGCCTACAATAGAAATCAATGTAACTGGCAGACGGGTTGCAGGGCTTAACGGTAAAAAATGGAAGCTGAAGGTTTAGATATGAGTGCTCACATTACTCATTCTTATATGACCGTGACAATCGACGACAGGTGGGAAATCCCCATCTGCGTCCACGGCATAGTCGATTACGATACCCGTGAAATTACAGTAGAGGAGATCGTTCTCGAACATGGCAGGAAGCATAAAGCTTTCCTCAAAGCAACCGATGCGTACAAAATACCAAAGCGTATCTCAGATTATATCTATCGTTACTACGAACAAGAATTGGCAGAAAGCCTAGAAGGGAGTGTGTAAAATGGAAATGATGGATTTTGTAAATAGAGTGAACAATCACAGTTCACGTGATACTGGCAGTAAAGAAAACGTATTGCGTTTTGTACTGAACGTATCAGAGCCGTTACAGGAGCGTGGCAAAGTTAAAGAGATTTATCACTTCAATCTATCTGACTGTCATTTGGTTGATGTGTCAGATATTTGGGATTTTTCTTATAAACATGTTGCGCCTACAATGTTTAATTACAAACCTGACATTGATCGGGAAAGCAGTTTCGTTAGTGAAAAATTTGGTATGTTGCCAGAAACATTTGACGGCAAAGTTTCTAACGACGTTAGGATGCCGTTTGACAGGCCAACATTATTGTTTACCGAACACAGTGATTTAATGAACCACCAAGGAGATGGGTGGAGTGCTTTTGTTTTATTCCACAGAAAAAACGCACCCGTAGATGGTCAGTTTGTTGTCTTTTGTATCAGCCTTAGTTCACATGGATTAACAGAAACTCAATTGTGTTTTCTTTCACCCGACGGGAGATACATTTCCAATTGGAGAGACAGAGCTCCTACTGACAACGAAAGACATTCAGAAATATTTTTCAATCAGCTTTCCTATCAATGTGCGGCAGCGTTAGCCACAATGAACAATCCAAGACATGTGACTTTCGTGCCAGCGGCAAATCGAACCAAACGAAAATTAGCACACCGTGGAATGGGTACAGCAATGGACGCCATGCATAGAGTAGCTTGGGACATTGATAAACCAGTGAAAGCTAAAACGCCGCACGACGAGACATTCCACAAAATGCCATATCATTACAGACGTGGTTACTGGCGAAAGTGCGATAAGGATAATCCACGGGCTGAACGTAGGCTACAGGCTCCAAACTATCGGGACCGTTTTCTATGGTGGATGTGGATAGACGGCTACTGGGCTGGTCATCCGATGTTCGGCATTAAGAAACAATATTGGCAACCCCGTAAAAAGAAGGACACGGCGTAATGGAATACTGGACGCTTCTGACACTGGGATACAAGGTGCTCGAACACACTATGTACGTCAGCATTTGGTTTCCCAGCGAAGAAGATTGCTGGAGCGTGTTACTGAATAATAACACACTCTACGATCAGATAAATGCCCAAGAAGGATATTGTGACGTAAGTGAAGTCATTTCCAAATTGGTCAAACCTGTTCTACGGCCTTGGTGATATGATGGGATACAGGCAAGAGATTACACCAGCGCAGGAAGCAGAGCTACGATTTTTGAGGCAAGTCGTAGATAGATTACAGGATGAGCGTTACCGACTTGATGCTCACCCAAATGTTCAACAGGACTTATTTAGGGCTCAACAGGAGCTCAAAGAGTTCACATCCAAACTTAGACAGAGAGGTGTTTTAATATGAGTGAGACTTGGGATGAAATGGTAGAACGCCATAAAAAGGAACGTATACAGGCTATTGATCGTCTAAACGAACAGGGTCTGACACAGACAGAAGCAGCCCGTGAGTTGGGTTGTAGCCTGTCGCACTTAAACACATACGCTAAGAGGTATAAGATCCACTGGCGTGTCGTTAAGCAGGGCCAGAGAACAAATCATATCTTAGTCAATGGCTATCAAACATCGAAGGAATTAAAAGCTTCGTAATTGTTTCACGTGAAACATTCGTGTGACCAGAGTAGCAAAAAAGCAGGTTTGACTGTTTGTGTGTGAGAAAACAGGAAACTACTCTGGTCACTTATATTCTATAGCCAAGCCTTAACAGAAAAACAAGGACAAGCTTTTGAAGCATACTCATTGTGTCCAGACACTTTGGTAATGCTTGGAAATTGTTTTTTATAATCCTCGATTAACTGACGTAAAGATGCTTCTTGTTCTGGAGTAAAGTTGTCGCTGAAATCGCCATCAGCAATTCCACCTCTACCACCAACTAGACTTACACCTATGGTTGTCTTGTTTCGGCCCCCTACGTGGGCTCCTGTACGCTCTACAGGCCGTCCGTAACCAACAGATCCATCTCTATGAATAATAGCATGATACCCCACGTCGCTCCATTTTCTTTCCTCGACGTGCCAGCGCCTGATTTCTGCGACAACATCCTCAACAGGTTTGTCTGCCATCCAACTAGGGTTTGTTGCCGTAGCGTGAATAATTATTTCGTCTATTTCTCTCATTTTTTACTATCCGTTCCTTTTAGTTTGTCGAATGATCTAGCGCCAGCCATGCCAAGCATTCCTAATAAAAGAGGCATCATAACTGACATATCGGCTTGCGGAATAATTACCCCAAAACCAGCGCATATTGGGCTCACAATGTAATTCACACCTAACCCTATTCCACCCAGCCATCCGATGAGTGGACGCCACGACGACTGGAACCAGTTGCCCTTGGCGTCAGCTTTAAGTATTTCTAACTGTGCGAGGGCAAGCTCCTGAGAATGGCGATCTGCCATCGTAGCCACCTCGTGAGCTAGTTTAGCAGCTTGATCTTTGTCCTGTATTACCTTCCCAAGTAAGCCACTTACAGGTTCTATCAGCTTATCTATCAATTGTCTTTACTCCCTACATTTGTGAAACCATAATAGCTTGCAACTATAGCAGCAATGCTGACATAATAAATATTACTCATACTACTGAGCATTACTGAAGCTTGCGGTAACTCCATCCATTCGGTGAAAACGACGCCGAAGGGAAAGAGCAACATGCCAAACAAACTGAACCAACACATTCTACGCTGAGCATCGCGACGGGCATCATTGTCACTCATAATGCGACGACGATCCTCAAGCATTATTTCACGCTCTTCGGGGTCTATTTTTCCATTGTCGTTAAAATCATACTTTTTTTTGGGCATTGGCATACTCCTGACATATGCGCCTATTATAACCTAAAATTATGAGCCGTCCATTTTTATCATAAACACCCCATTTTTTGCCATGCTCTACTGCAACTGGGTCACTATCTCCAAACACAAAAGTTCCTGACTTGTGTGGTTTTTCATCACGCTTGCTTTCTTTTTTTCTTCTAGGCATTCGTCCATACTTGGAAATGTGGCTATTTGGTAAAAACGTAAATTATCTGTATTTACAAATTGAATAAAAACCAAAACGTATATCATCTGAATAAATCTCTTACGTCGATCCAATTCATGTAGTGGAGATACGCCATTGAGCCGATTGCAGAGAACAAGAGGAGCACAACGATCCCAGCTATTGTAATTGCCAATTCTTGCCTTTCAATTGCTTCTCTTCTGGCTCTAGCTTCAGCTTCCCTTTTTTCCTGCAAAACTTCCCGTCTTATTTTTAGCAAAGTTTGCCAATGCGATGGCCCTAATTGCTCCGAAATAAATTTTTTCAATTCCTCTTCAGCTTCAGCCGCCTGTCTTAATTTGGCGAACCGTTCCATTGCTATGGCGTTCACATTCGAGCCAGATACACCTTTTTGTTGAAGTTTCTTTTTTGCGTTATCGGTAGCATCAAAAAATTGTCCTATTTCTTTGGACAAACTTGCGACGGTTTTGCCAGCCATCAAAGAAGATTTGACAACGCCCAATATCGTTAACGGGTCCATATTTACCTCCCGTCAGAAAGTGCAGGGCTTCTTGTCAAATATTCTAAAGTATTTTCTAAAGTTTTTACTCTAGCTTGTAATTTTACGATCTGATTAAATTGCAGTAGAAAACCCTCCTGCGTTTCGTACACGTCGTCAAATTCGGACATTACATCCTCTAAAGTTTCTTCACCTTCTTCTTCAAGTTCTACGATATAATCAATTATTTCATCAATTTGTTCCGCATTATGTTCTACATCTCTGATCAAATTGGTGCGGTCAGTAGCATTATTTTCAATGGTCAAAGTTTCGACCTGTTCTGTAAGTCCTTCAATGATTGATGCTTGGCTTGAGGCATACCATATGGCTCCGCTGATTGTTCCCACGATAGCCACCACCATTGTCCCAGCGGTAAGTATATTTACCTTGGGAAGTTCCATCAGTAACCGTTAGCTATCAACTTACTAAACTCACCAGAAGTGAGCTTTTTTTTGATATACTCATTGAGCTCTTGGCTCCCAAGTTTTGCGCCGCACTCTTTCATCCACATTTCAATAACGACAAAAGGAATAGAGCCAACCAGCCGCAAGTCTGATTTTCTGTTGTGTCCGTCAATGTTGCGTTCCTTATTGAAATCTAAGATGCGAGAAACGTCTTGGGTTCTCTGAATGATTACCTTGCCGTCCTCATCAAAATATTTGGTTTGAACCTCACTCATTTCTTTTTTGGCCTTCCACGTTTTTTAGGAGCTACGCCACCTTCCCAAGCTTCGTTTACATCTGGGGTGCTAGGATCATCAGCTTTCAATTTACCTTTTGCTGTTCTAGCTCTTTTAGGTTTTGACGCTCCTATTTCCAGTGCCATTCCAGCTTCTACTAAGATTGCACCTTCAGCATCATCTATTTCAATCTCTTGACCCTTGGCACACGGCGAACCAGCCGCCCAAGGATTTTTATCGGAAGTAATTTTAATTCTCATCTCTATCTCCTGTTAAGTGATGGGGCATTTCTGCCCCACCTTTTTTCAATTAGTTAGAAACGTCAGCTACGATACCGTGAGCTTTCTGCGAAGTAACCTGTAAGCCATATTCGCAAGAAATTAATCTACGCTCTGACAAACCAGTCTTACTCAACGCTTCCTGCTTAGCTGTCTGTAGGTAAGCTACTTCAGCGTAGCTAGGATCAAGCACCAATACATCTGGTGTGTGGTCCACGCTAGAGACTGTACGGGTACGCATATGGCGATTAGGCACGATTTCTAAACTTCCGAAATCGGAAATATAGACGTCTACGGCGGCTGTTAAGCGCTTCTGGTCCACCTCTTGGAATTTGGTAGCATTACCTGTAAAACCAGAGATTGTCTGCTTCTGTGACGCACCACACATGACGATAGACGGTGTTGCACCTTGCTCCCAGCAAGATTTAATTACTGATTTTAAAAGTGTTTCAGTAATTGCTCTGAGAGTGCCATCAGTAGCCGCTGCGTTAACAGAACCAGCCTCACCAGTACCAGAAGTTGTACCATTAGCACCACCTGTACCACGTGATACGTTTGTGGTTAGGTAAGCTGGCAAACCAGCCGTCTGACGGGCCGTACCGCTGCTACCAGCCGCGCTGGCTACGTTATCAAGGAGCATAGCTTCCATGTCACGTTTTAGCTCGGCAAGCTTATAGGCGACCTGTTTAGCGGTTGTCTGAGCGTTTGCAACGCCGTTTACAGCATTTGCTGTTGAAGACACTTCCACGACCTTGGTTGAGATCTGGGTATATGAGCCTTTTCTCACGGCATTTGTGGCTGCCGTATTGGAAAGTCCAGAATCGCCCTCAACGGCCCTATTTGCACTAGTTGCCGCAAGGTCAACTTCTGCCCACTCAAAGTAGGTGTTGTCAACATTCTTAGAGCCAATTGTGCTCATCAGCAAAGTTTCTGTTGGAGTTATCGAGGTTAATGCTTCTTGCAAATCCTCACGAATTGTTGTGACATCATATGTCTCATTTGTGTTAGCTGTTACAGCCATGATTTTAGTCCTTTTGACAAAAGATTAAGATAATAACCAGTTTGCAACATCATCTGTGCTTCCTGATTGTTTCATTGCCGTCGTTGCCTTAGTCCTTCTATTTGCCTTTGCAGACCCTGCCGCTCGTTTAGCCGCTGGCTTAACAACTGGTCTCGCCCCTTCAGCTTTTTTCTTAGCTGTTGGTTTGTTGGACTGAAGTTCTCGCCATTTCAGCGCGTCGTTAAGAATACGAACCTCTTCAGCGGTTTGTACTGTACTGATTTGATCATCTGTCAAATCATAGTGCTTTTTCGCTTTTTTGGTCATATCCGCAATGAGTTCTTTACGTTTAGTTTCGTCCTTAAACTCAGGCATCCATTCAGCTAACCTTAAATGTTGCTGTTCTAGATTTTCTGCGTATGCACGATCCTGCGCTTCTTGCTCTCTTTGAGCAATATACTTTACGTTTTGTTCCCATTGCTGACGTAAATCTACGGCGCGACGATATTGCTCCGTTGCTCTCTGGTATCCCCAAGGGTCACTCTCTGCAAGCTCCTCGCTTGGATACTCAGGCACAACAGGCATACCACCTTGCTGCATTTGAGTAATTAAAGTTTTCAGCAATTGACGTTCACGGGCAGTTTCTTGTTGCTCTTGCTCGAATTGTTTGCGTGTTTCTGCAACTTCGGTCATGCCCTTTTGGATGTACTTTTGTCCTGAGTAGCCCCTTTTCAGCTCTTCCAAGGTTACCTCTCGTTCCTCACCATCAACTTTGACAGTGTAATAAGGCTCTGGATCAACTGTTGGCTCTTCTTCCTCAACATCCTCAACATCAGCTTGTTCAGTTTCTAAAACTTCCTCATCGATGTCTGATGTATCATCGACATCCTCTACTACATCGGCATCCTCTACTGCTTCAGTCTGAGTGTCCTCAGTTGCCTCAACAGCTTCCTCTGCTTTTGGTTCTGGATTAGATGGATTTTCCATAATTAGGCTGTCGGCAACATCCATTAAATTGCCACCTAATGGGTTAGTCGTTTCCACGGTGCTTTCCCTTCTTTGCTAAGAGAGTTACAGCGTCTACATTCGCGTTTAGTAATCTCTCGATTTCAGTTAATGCCCTAAGTATGGCGTGAGCATCCTCACGTTTTTCCACCTCTGAGGCGCTGCTACTTGCGAAAACGTCAAATTGAGTTTTTCGCAAATCCTGTAAGACTTCCAAAAATCGTTCATCTTCTAATAAAGATTTGGATTTTTTAGCCTTTAATTCAATAGCCGCCAGATCCATTCATTCCACCCATCATTTGTTCATTATGCTGGCGAACAGCATTTTGCTCTTGTTTAATTCCTTCAACATCAACAGCCGTTCCATATTGACCAAGCACTTTGGCAACTTCTACAGCTAAATCTTGAACCATCTTATCTCGCTCTAAATCATCTTTCATTGCAAGCTCATGCATTTTGTACTGATTATCCATAGACATTTTAGCCATGTCAATCTGAGCTTTTGTTTGGGCTTTCATTGCTTCAGCTTGCATCAATGCTTGCGCTGGATCTGCTTGCTGTTGCTGTTGTGCCATCATCATTTGCTGTTGCTGCGCTTGCATCATCATTTGTTGCTCAATCTCTGGTGACATTGGCATAAAGTGCCGATCTGGATTTCGAATGCCACCGATAGCTAAAATATCCGCTAATGTATTTCTAATCTGCGTAAGAGTAACAACCCCGTTCATTGGGCCATATGTTTGATAAATTTGCTGTTGCACCCCAAAAGCCATCTGAAGGGACGCTAGACGCTCGTTTTCTCTTCCAGTACCCAACCCTACGTTAACCATCAAATCCATGTCTGTGGACCATGCACGTGGGTCTACGGGGATAAACGAACCGTTCATACGCATAATTTCTTCTTTGTCAGTATTTTTGACGTAAAGATCTAACATCATCCTAAACAGACGTTTCATGCCACCTTCAGCTAAATTTCTGGCAATGACTTCCGCTTGCCCAGCCTGTCCTTCCATCGATGCAGCAACGCTGGTAGCTGTAGCGCTTTTGAGAACCTCTGGATCTAAGCCTTGCGCCATTTTGCTAACGCCAGTTTTGTTATCTACTAGCTGGTCAAAATACTGTAGGGCTGGCAGTGTCTGAGCCGCTGTAAATGGAACCGCCATTTCTGTTATCGCATTTGGCGACTTAACTCTGACCACCCGTCCTATTTCGTTGTTAAGTAAATCCTCTACGGCAACCTGACCGTCAAGTATCTGAACGGCTGGATTGTTTGTCAAAGCCGCATTATCCAAAATGCCACGAAGCATCGACGTAGATGCATCCTGATCTGTAATCGTTAGGTCTACCAAGCTGGTTCCAAAGAATGCGTGAGGCTCTGGATCTATTTCAAAAATTGCATACGGAGCGGTATCTGCTTCGTAAAAATTTAAAAGTTTGTATTGAGCACCTACACAAAGAAATTGATAAAGCTGGGGGACGCCTGTTCCTTGCACGTCAAGCTCCATAAAAGCTTGCGTAACGGTTACTTTTGTTGACGAAACAGTAGGATTTTCGTCTTCAGTATCGTCAACAGCATAACCACGACGTTCAAACTCCGCTTCGTCATCTGTAACGGAATATTCAGTTTTATCGATGTCTGCCAAGTCATCCAAGTCAAAGCCCATTGCCAATAAATCTGCAATACGCATTTCTGTGCTATGACCACACACGTAAAAGTCTTCGATTGATCTAGCATTTCTGTCTACAAAAAAATCTTCTGGTGGGATGCTTTCAATGCAAATCTCACCATCCTCATAATTTTTGACAAGGGTTACATCATGCGTAGGCATTTCTATTTCGACACCATCTTGATCCATGTCGATTTTCATTGTTTGCTCATGCTCAACAATTTCAACTTCATCTGGCTGGGTAACCAAAGCAAACTCATCATCTGACAGACCACGCATCGTGTGCGTTTCCTGTTTCATTTCTTCGTTGTAATAGCAGTAAGCAATACCTGTTTTCTTAACTAAAGCATCTTGGAAAACATCGCTAATCAACTTGTATCCATCTAACTGACCAAACTTGTAATTGATAAATTGTGTCGCCTGTTCAGCCGCTGCTACGTCTTCCTGACCCCGTGGGATAAATTCTACTGGCTTGTCATTTTGCAAAAAAACTCGTTGCAGTGAAGGTTTGATGCCACGAACAACTTCCCGACATTTGCTTGAAACAACACTGCTTCTACCTTCTTCGTAACCAAGATCACATTCTAGGTCATAGTAGCGCTGGGCTTTTGTTCTCTGAGGCTCTATTTCTGCTTGGATAAAATCCACAGCGTCCTGTATTGCTTTGGAAACAATGCTTTCGATTTCGTCTTTATCTAATGGTTCTAACTGCATTTATTTCTCCTATGGACCAGATAACAAACCACGGGCTGCTTGAGCACCACCGACGGCAAGCTGATTTAAAGTACCCTCACTTTGAGTTTGCTGTTGAATAGTCGCCTGTCTTGGGCCAACAGCCAAACCTTTTGAAATTCTGTTGATTGCAGAAACAAGAGCATCCATACCTCTGTTGTCAGATAGAGCCCGTCTGACCAACTCTGGATTTTCTGATAGCAACACTTCTACAACTCTGACACGTTGTCTTTCACTCAAGTTTGGATTGATACTTGCTACAAATTTTGTTGCCATAGAAGCCATCGCATTAGCTCCACCAATTGGATTTACTGGGGTTGATAATGCTGTAGCAACTTCACCAGCGGTAATTTCTGCACCTACTCGTTTACCAGCGGCGTCTGTAAGTGATGTTGGAGACCCTTGAATAATTGCGTTAGCCGCTTCCTGAGAATACGCAGCTTGAGCAACTTTTGGAATAAGCACCTCTCGTTCATCCGCTGTAAATATCATATCAAAAATTTGTGCTTCTTTGTTGTCTGGATTGTTTAGTTTGCTGGCAAATGCTTTGTTGCCTCGCTGACCAGTTTTCTTTCTAAAATCTACCAGAGCTCCAGCCCGTAAAGCTTTCATCATTTGCGGATTGTCTTGATGTGGACGCAGCATAGCGTCTACTTCATCAAACGACTTGTTAAATATCGTTTTACCAAACTCAAATAAATCCTTGGCAGTTCTTGTCTGTGCTGCTTTGGAATTTGCTACTCTTAAATCATCAGAAAAATCAAATAAAGGATTTTGGATCTGGAACCTGTACTCATTTAGTCTACTTTTCATTGCGTTGCCCTGTTGGAGACTTTGTGCTTCGTCCCTAAACCAGCGCCTCGCTAATTCCGCTTCCTCTAATGTTAATGGCCTGTTCATGCTAACAACTTTTTCGCCATCCACAGTCTGTACGTTGAAAAATCTTGAGCCTCTGGACCTTGACAAAACAACTTGCTCTAGCTCTTTGGCTATCTGTGGGAAAGCACTTACAGCTTCAATGATTGGACGATTTATTTCAAGCGGTACAGTGTCTGTTTTATAACCTTTGATTTTTGCGTAATCTTCTCCTTCTGCCTTGCGTACCGCTGCATCAAATTCTTTTTCGACAACAAGTGGATTTTTCTCTGTAAGCTCGTTGTTACGCTGTAGGTAACCTTCAACTTCGTCGAATAATTCTTTTCGCTTTACGGCTTGTCTTGCAGGATCTCTAGTCGTGCCTAGTGGCGTCATCCGCTGTTGGCTCTCTTGAAACACTCTACGGATCATGGTTTCTGGGACGCCGCCCTCTTTCATAAGAGCTCTGACAGTCATTCGCAGAGTTTCATTTTCTGCCATAATTGATCCGTTAGCAACGCCCTCTACAATTTCGTCAATGCTCAAATCTGTAGCTTTTGCTAGTCTTTGCAACTCAGCTTCAACTGCCTGACCACCTTTGCCACCAAATAATCTTTTTGCTCCTTTGATGACTTGCTGACCACCAATTTGCAAACCAAGTGCCGCTGGTCCCATTGCGCCGCCTATCGTCAATCCTAGTGATGCACCTATAGCACTGTTTTTCAACCTATTCCCAAGGCCACCCTCACCTTGAGCAAACCCGTACAAGCCACCCTCAACTGCGCCTACTTTTGCACCTGTCTTAGCTAAATTGCCAAGACGCGCAAGTTGAGAACCTGTCGCGACTGTACTGCCACCACCCGTTGCAATTCCTGCGAGAGCACCCGTTGTCAATGCGCCACCAGCTTCAGCAACTAATGCATCTGTTGGATATTGCTCTCTAAACTGAGCTAATCTGCGTCGCTCTTCTGCTAACCTATCATAGTATGCTTGGCTTTCTGGACCTTCACCAGATATTGCTGCACTCAATGCCGCTCTAGGATTGGTTGCCGCTGCAATAACCTCATCACTAGTACCTACGGAAGCACCTTGAGCGTAAGCCCTGCCAAACTCTGTAGGCTTAACAATTTTAATTATTTCCTCGATTGCTTTACCTTTTTCCTCAAGGGTCATGTCTTTCCACTTGGGATCTGTCACAATGATCGGGTTGCCGTCATTGACGCCGTCTATGAAAATCCTGTTATCCTTTATGCGAATGCCAGCCTTGCCTGTTGGAATTGCAGATAATTTTTGAACGTCTGATGCTGTTGTTTCACTCATTTGATTATCTCGAATGTTAAGCCATTTTCTGTTGTGAAGGTTGAAACTTCTTGGTTGCCCTCACCAGTAGCTCCAGATTTATCTAACCAACCCAATGGGTCTGATCTAGCGTTTAGTTCACCGAAAGCTTGAGCAACTGTAATCTCTCCGCTTCTATACCTTTGCACAATATCCGCTCCCTGCCTATCATACTCTGCTATTCCACGCATCGTATCTATAATAAGCTGGTTACCTTGTGGACTATTAATTAATGAAGGTAACGACCTCTGAAATAGTGCCAAGTCTGCGTCAGACATGGGGCCAGACCCTGCTGGACGCTGCATGGGAACCAAACTGTTAATTAAAGCTTCAGCGGCCTGTATATTTGAAAGTCCTTCTGTTTGTATTCCAAAACGTCCAGCAAACGCTTTTATAGAAGTACCCAAACCAGTATCAATATTTTGCAGCAAACCTTCTAGCCTATTAATTCTTGCTAAAGTTCCACCAGCATCTAAACCGATTGCGCCTACATCGTTTAGTTTTTTGGCATCTAACTCAGCAAACTTATCCTGATCGCCAGAGCCACCCATATCAATATTTGTATTACTGCCTGTAACCTTACCAGCTTGTGCAAGAGCCTCTTCGGGAGCCATCTTCAATTCTTCAGTTAGGTATTTATAGTTTTTCATAAACGAGGTACTATCATCCTTTTTAAACATCTGCCCGTAATACAAGCTCATTGCATCTTTGACCGTTAGAGAACCGCTTCGCAATCCCTGCAATATTTGAGATGCTACGGTATCACCAGCCGCTGCCCTTTGTTCGAACATTTTAATTGTATCGTTTCTATCCCTTGTCTGCTTCTCTAGTGCTAACTGTTCCATTCCTTGCTCACGAAGCTGTTGGCCTTGTCCATAACCTCGCAAAATTAAAGCATCAGCCGCTATTCCAGCCCTTCGTAACGGGGACATTCTTGGAGTTGTATTGTTTGGCTGTTGACGTGCGTTGCCCATAAGATAATCTAAAAAATTATAGTTTCGTGACATTGGCTTATTCCCGTCTGTTTGATCTTGAGCTAGTAATCCTGTCGCATTTAGCGGCATTTGTTTGTTTGTGTTTTGCATTCGTGCAAGAATATTTTTAACAAAATTTTGCGTTTCTGGTATGTCAGGTATTGCACCTAAATCTCTTACTCTTGTTGGCCCAGCGTTGTATGCAGCCAGCGCTAGTTCTCTGCTAGGGAATGCGTCTAGCTGTTGTTTTAAATATCGCGCACCACCCGTTAAGTTTTCAATCATATTGTTTGGATTGACGCCAAGCTCTTTGGCTGTTTCTGGCATCAACTGAGATAAACCTATAGCCCCTTTTGAGCTAACAGCGTCTGGATTGAAATTACTTTCTTGCTGTATGAGAGATAAAAATAAATCCTCATCGATGCCCTCATTCCGCGCAATTTGTGCAGCCATCTGCATTATATGTGCGCGATTATGCATCTTAGGCTAGACCAGCCGCAAACTGTAGATAGTTAAACAATCCTGGCTGGAAGCTCTTAGTTTCGCCAGCTAAATTAGGTTGCGCTGAGATTGTAGACAACAGAGCATTTAGATTTTGCTGAGGTTGACCTGTATATCCTGCAAATTGTTGTTTGCCAGAATTTATCAAGTTTTGCATTGCTGCCTGTTGCATTTGTCCTTGCTGCATTTGCCTGTCAGCTAAAGTGTTACCCATTGCAAAAGCTTGATTACCAACATTTTGCAGTCCTGATGCTGCGGTGAATGCGTTGTTTATCGATTGCTGGTAGCCCTGTTGATTTAATCTTGCTACTTGATCTAAAGCTTGCTGATTAAAGCCCTTGAGTGCTTCAGCTTCTGCAATACCTTGCCTAGAACCACCGAAAGCCCCTGCGCCTTGCGCTTGTGCGCCTATTTGGTTTAGCCCCACTTGCGCCGCATTACCTACGTCACGAATTGTGGCGTCAACCACTTGTTGTTGATACGGGTTCATCATATTAGCAGCCGCAGCCGCTGGATTTGAGTATGTGCTGAACGCTTGCATGTTTGCGCTCGATGCTCTCTGATATGGGTTCATTACTGGTTGAACCATTGAAGGATTTGCACTGCCAGCCATATTATTTACCCCTTCTTCCTCTTGATTGCATTTCTAACGCTACTGGCTGACTATCTGGGGCTCTAACACCCATTTCGCCAGTAACTGGATCTATTCCAAAGCTTGCTATGTAATCAGCCGTTGCTGGGGAGCTTGCCTCTAAATTTGCTTTTGCAGCATCGTACAATGGCGCTGCCGAATATCCTATTATACCACCATCTTGAACGGGTGTAGGCATGTAAGATCCTGCGCCTGAGTTCATTCCAAATGCAGCCGCTGCATCTTGAGTGTTTTGAAATGACGCTTGCTGCATCGGAGAAAAAGCTGCTACATCTGGCCCCCTATACTCCGCATAAGGCATTGCTGCCAAATCTGTGCCCATTCCTACTCCTTGCTGAAGAGCAGTTTCAAAAAATTTAGGCAATGTTTGATCTGTACTTTCTCTACCACCTTTAGCCATCATTAAACTCCTTTAAAAAACATCCGTGTTGCAGCTTCCAATCCAATGCTGCCAACGGTTTTTTCCATCCCATGCGACCCATCATTGTAGCCGCTGTACAGCCATGCTCTTTTGCCCATCTTTTTACGTCGTGATCCATATCTAGTATTTGATCCAATTCGCCGCCAGCTAAAAAAATATTTAAAACTTTCTTTCTAGGATATACCACAATTTCAGTCACAATACACCCCCTGTCAGCGGCCCATAACTGCATTGTCCCAGAAGCTATGCTATTTACTATATCTTCCCAAGCATGTGTACCGCCTGTATAATCCAAAGCCGCCTCAATCCAAGGGCGGCATTTTTCTAAATCATCTGATAGTATTGTATCTTTAGGCATTTAATATGTAGACAATGCTACCCTCTTCCAAATTGCTGTTGAGCCATCATGTGCAGCCGTACAAATATAAATATAATTAGTATCCCAAGCTATCATGCCTGCCACATCACCAGCCGCACCAGTGCTACTACTTGGCGTGGCTTGCTTCATGGCAACCTGTCTAAAAACACCGTCTGAGGAAACTACAGGATAATTATTCTCATCATCCCACAAGAAAATACCATTATCCGCAGGAGTATCACCCGATGATTTAAAGAATAACTTTCCTAAATTTCTGCTTAGAAAAAGGTTAAGCTCTCTACCCCATTGACGTATATCTGTTCCTATGACTGGTGGCGTGACTGGCATTATCGCCTACCCCCTGCTTTTGTTTCAAGCCGCATTGTTCCAACACGCCAAGCAGTAGGCTGATCACCTTCAACTCTCATCCTCAACTGTCTTCCAGTAAACCTTACTGAAGTAGGATTACTTGGGTTAAATGGTCCATGTGTTGTTTCTGTGTCGTTTGGGTAAAATCGTGTTTTAAATTTTAAATCAACATCGCCTTGTGTTTTTTCGTCTGGTATTACGTCAGTTACTTTTGCAACCTGATCACCACTACCTATTGAGATAGGTCCAGTCTCACAAAAAATTGATCCATTTTCATAATTTAAACCTTGTTCATGGTTATAAACTATTACTGGCTCTATAATATTAATCGTTCCCCCCATACCTGCGTGATTAGAACAATAATAATACAGCGTTGAAGGTGTGCTGTCTGTAACTGCTATCTCTACATAACTGCCAGCCGTTCCAGCCGTTCCCACTACTGTGACACCTGTTGTATAGGCGCTTCCACCTCCATGTGTGCCATCTGACGTTGTAGAAAACTGAAACGGGTGCGAAGAATTACTACTATCTGATTGGTCAAACCGATAAGTATTTCCTTTTCTAAAACTTATTGTTGGCGCAGACCCAGAGTAACTAGAAATATAATATTTATTACCACTATCGTTTGCAACAGTTACATTATACGTTAAATTTTCAACGTATTCACCGCTCATAATACAACTTCTAAATACACCCCTAGATACGCCGCCTGTTCTTGATAAGTTACCAATTAACCAATGATTTTCTAATAAATCAAGAGCTACATATCTATCAATTTCTAAACTACCTGCCGATGGATAAAACCACCAAACTTCACTAAACTCAGTGTTGCTAAAAGCCCAAATTTTAGATTGTTGGTTAACATTTATATCGTCAAAAACATAATCATGTACTTCGCAAGGTATCTCTTTAACAGTGTTACCATCAAAACCAAAAAAACCTTTTTGACCCATCCAAAAAGCACCCATATCAGTATCAACTGCTGACATACGCGAAACTGCACCGCAAGACGTTCCCACACGATTAAAACCATAAACATAAGGCGGTCCAAGATATTTTGCAGCAAAAGCATCACTATCTGTAATAATTAAGGTTTGACCTCTGGTATTTAAACCCTGCATTATTTGACCACTTGTCTGCAAAGTAAAATCACCTGCTTCGTTAGTTGCCGCAGGTGTCCAAGTGGTGTTTGCTTCTTTATCACACCACTGTACCTTTCTGGGATTACCACCTGCGCCTAATAAAAATATAAATCTTTCTTCTGTAACAACCAAGCCAAGATTGTTTGTAGGAGCATTTGAAACAGGCGCAGCTACGGCACTAGAACCAAGCTGCCATTCTACAAGCGTACCTGTATCATAATGAACCCCAACCAAAAACTGACCAAAGTTATCAAGTGACCACGATGTTGCTTCTGAATATGTACCCGTTGATGGTCTTGGCGTACCAAAATATCCAGTGCCATAAAAACCACCACCAAAACCTAAATTAATTCCTGCATCTTCTCTGCCAGTAGACATTGTGACAGGCGTAATATCATAAACTGTTCCTGAACCAAGCATTGCTGTTAATTCATTGTAGCTTCCAGCCGCAAAATAAGCATCACCATTGTTACTTTCCCAAGCGTGTGCGCCTCTAACTGGATTAGTACAAAAACCCTTTTTGAAGTCTTGCCATCCTCCTATTGGCCGCAAAGAGCCATCACGCCATCTTACAAGGCTACCATCACGCCATCTATTACTAGCATCAAGATCAGTGCCGTTTCTGTAAAATCCTGCTTTTAAATCTAATGGTACTAAAGGCATATTATTTCCACGATGCTGTACATAAGTCTACTCCAGTAGATGAAGCTCCAGAAGTGGAAGCAGCATAACTTCTGTTTCCTGATGGCGTACCTTCATCTTTCCAAGAAAAATGTGCTGTTGCACTCTCTAATTGAATTTGTTGCACTGCGTCAGCATTAGATACAGTTGTTGTATTTGTTCCACCAAACGATGACATTCCGCAACCAATAGTTACGCCATTATAATTACTATTAACAGTAATAGTTTGGCTGTTTGAATTACTATTTGATGCTGTATCTGTTGTGTAAGGTGTTGTGCTTCCATAATCGTAAAGCTCATATACATCTAAAGATGATCTACCAGTTCCCCCTTGCCCAAGTACAAGTGTTTGACCTGATGCGTTTGTTTCTAAATAATATATTGCGGTTTGATGAGGGGTATTTTGCCTAACTGCTAAAGTCATACTTTGAACCGAAGTGTTTCCAAATTGACCTTGTATACTGCACGTTGAATTAAGAGGTGTAGCTGTCCCAGCTAATTGGGTGCATATTACAACCAACTTTGTTTTTGGATAATAAGTATTATTAATGTAATCAGAGCTAAGTGTAATATAACCAGCATTTGGTGAGCTTGGAAAACCGTCATTTGTTGTTGTTAATCTTCCTATATAGTTTGCGGTAGGGGAAGTTGAAGCAGAACCATAATATTCATTAAATGCGTTTTGCACTGCACTATCTTTACCAATCAAAGATCGAATATCACCATCATTTATTGTTGCTTCAGAACCACTAGACCCCCCTGCCTCAACGTGGATTTGATTTATTGTTATTTGACCACTACTTGGCAATGCCATTTTTAAGTTCCTCTATTTCAGCCTTTAGTTCTTTTATGGCTTCTATCAAAAGTCCATGAAGCTGATCGTATTGTACTGTTTTATATTCAACATCTTCTTGACCGCTAAAAGCTAATTTTTTGTTTTCTACCGCAGAAGGTAAAACATTTTCAATTTCTTGTGCCACAACCCCTGCACTAAGTTTTCCATTTTCATTGTAAGTAAATGTATAGCCATTTATTTGAGAAACTTTATCTAATGCGTTATCAATTTTATTAATATCGTGCTTTAGTCTTTGATCTGAAATTGTTGTTGAGTACCCAATAATGTTTGCGTCAACGTGCAAATCACCGCCATCAGTTAACCTCATATCTTCGTTACCAGCAGTGTAAAAACGCATCCCAACATCTGCATCATAGTGAACATAATCACTATTATTGCCAGTATAAGCATCCACGTTGCTTGTAGACCGTAAATCTTCTTTAAGAGAAAAAGTTAAATCGTAAGGATCACCGTCTGAACCAGTAGATGTATCAGTCCAGTTTATATCTATGCCAGTTCCTTCAACGAATTTTACCTCTTTACCATTTGAAATAGTAACTTCAGTACCATCACCATCTTCTAGCTGAAAACTTGTCATTAAAGCAGACAGGTCTGATTGCAGCACTATATCTGAAGCCGTAGAGGTAACGTCTGTGCCATTAATCGTAAGCTTTGTTAAATCAGGCGCAAGTGTTCCTGTTGTACCATTTGCAGCGTCTACAATAACATCAAGTGCATCATTTATGGTTTGACCCCACGTTCCTTCACTACCGCCAACAGTTGGTTTTGTAATAGTAATAGCCATTAAAATCTCCTATTTAATAATAGTACCACGTTAAGCTGCTTCCGTCCATATTGCTGGTGGCACTGTTGGACTAAACCAACCTCTAACTTTAAATTCTTGAAATGCATAAGTAAATTGTGATGCACTATCTACAGATAAAATTCTTCCATGACGAAGAGTTGCACTGTTTCCAGTTAACGCAAAAGTTCCAACATCTGCGTCAATGTCAAAACCAAATATGACTGGATTACCTGTTAAAGTAAAAGTTGCTGTTGGAGG